TGTAACACAAGCTGAAAGTGACGAATTAGACAGAATCTACAACAATCCACCAGTTGTTGATGGTGAGTTAGTCTTGATAGATGGTGAAGTTTACAAGACACGTTTAATCAGAGGCGGTGACTACAGCAACACTGCAATCTTCGACAAGGTAGAAGCTTAATTGCTCTACCTTTTTTTATTCACTTCGCAAATTATTCAAATGAAAACTATTCAAGAAATTATCACCAGATACAACGAACTTGAAAACACTAAGGCAAACTTAGGCAGACCAAGAACTGAGGCTGAGTGGCAAGAGACACAAAGGCTTGAAGAAGAGTTTACAAACCACCCTGACGCAGACGATACCTGTATTTACAAAGGTAACTTTGTTATGAAATCAGATGTATCTGTTGAAGATTATCTAAACCAGTAACCTATCAGCCCCACCTCAACTGGTGGGGTCTTTATTCACCCATCACCCCTTAAACAAATGCCATACGCAAATTATCAAGAAAATCTTTTAGACAGATGTGACCAAAGACTAATTGGTTGCAATCAAAGAATTGAAGAACTAACTCAAGAGCTTAGAAAAGCCAAGTTAGACAAAATTGAAGTTTACAAACTTATGAAAGCAATCAAGGAGGTTAAGTAAATGAATTTTAACAATGACGAAAAAGACGTATTGTTTACAAGTCTGAATGCCATCATCAAAGATTATGAAGTCTGGAATCGTTTAGAGACTCAAGACAAATATCATTTTTTGACTACATACAAAAAAATAGCAGAAAATAATAATTCACAATTTAACATCAGGTACAAATTATTAGATATTTTGAAAGACTATGATGAAGAATACATTTGGACAGCAGCTTTCATAGTCAAGCCTATTGTTGAAAGTCAAGAGTTTGAGCAAGCGATTAAGGAGGAAAAGTAAATGCAATTAAGAGATTATCAAATAGAAGTTCTTGACCACCTTAGAACTTCACTAAAGCAAGGGGCAAAAGCTCCTTTGCTTGTTCTTCCAACAGGTGCTGGCAAAACAGTTATCTTTTCTGAACTTGCAAAAGACTTTGTTTCTCAAGATAAGAATGTCCTAATCCTTGTTCATAGAAGAGAGCTTGTGAAGCAAGCCTGTGAAAAGCTAGACCTAATAGATGTTGATTATGGTGTTATTGCCTCTGGTTTTGACAGCAATGAAGATTCAAGTTTACAGGTCGCATCTGTTTATACTTTGTGGAGAAGGATTGCAGCAAACAAAGATACTTTTGTTCCTGATGTAATTATTTTTGATGAAGCCCATCATGTAGCTGCTGGAACTTGGACAACTATCATTGATAAATACAAAACAGCATTAAGAGTAGGAGTTACAGCAACACCTATACGTTTGGACAATAGACCACTTGGAAAGTTTTTTGACAGGCTAATTAATGGTGTTCAAGTCAATCATTTAGTTTCTAAAGGTTACTTATGCGATCACAAAGTTTTTGCAGGGGCAGAGCTTCCAGATTTATCAAAGCTAAAAGAAAGAAGAGGTGATTATCAGGCCAAAGATTTAAAAGAGGTTATGGATCAGCCTGTAATTATTGGTGATGCTGTTCATCAATACAAAAAACATTTATCAAACAAACCAGCAATAGCTTTCTGTGTTGATATTGCTCATGCAACAAAGGTGCTACACCAGTTTAAGAAAGAAGGTGTTAAAGCTGAACTTCTCACTGGAAGCATGAAACTTGATGAAAGAGATAATGTTCTTAACAGACTCAGATCACATAAAACTCATGTAGTGGTTTCTGTTGATGTTATCTCTGAAGGTACAGACTTACCTTGTGTTTCTGGAGCAATCTTACTTAGACCTACAAAGTCACAGGCATTGTATATGCAGCAAGTGGGTAGAATCCTTAGACCAGAAAAAGATAAAACTGCAATAGTTTTAGATCATGTTGGTAACACTTACAGACATGATTTTATTGACATAGAAAGAAACTGGAAGCTTGAGTTCGATCATGAGGAGATAAAGAAACTACCAAAACCTGTATTTATTACTTGTAAAAACTGTGGCTTTGTATATAAACCACAGAAAAGCTGTCCTAATTGTGGCCTTAAGGTTTCTAAGAAAGAGTTATTAGCTATTGAAGGTGAGCTTAAGGAGTTGAAGAGACAAGAGCAAAAACAGCCAATAACTATCAAAGAACAATATGTTTTTTCAAACTATGCAAAGAATTTATTTCACAACAAAAACAAATCTTTTTTTAGAGAACTAAATAAAAAAAGTAAGATAGTTTTTGAAAATGATAATCAGCTTTTAGTTGGTGACAATATCACTTACTATAACGGACATAATGAACAAAAGTATGGAGTGGTAATTGCTTTTGTTGATCTTGGCTATAAAGATCGTATTGAATACTATAAAGTTGTACCAAAGATTCCAGAACAATTAGTCAGGGCTGGATTTAACTACCAGTATCCAGAGATAGTAAAAGAAGGTGTAGAGCTTTCAGAGCTAGAAGTTCATGGACTAGTTAACAAAGGTAAAAGAAGTCAACTTTTTGTTTATCTTGAAGCTGAACTCAAGTTTGTAGGAATACAAAGATTGTATCTAGAAACCAAAAGTAGAAATCTTGGTAAACATCATGCAGGGCATAATTTATTGCTACTAACAGAAGAAGGATTGATCTTGTATGAAACAGAATACAAAAACATCAATTTTAAGCATGGCCCTAAAGTAAAAGAAAAAATCCGTAAATTACCATTTTTTAGCTACAAGATTGATGGATTTATTGAGATAGCAAGGCAAGCTCATTTCAATGTGGGATATAACGCAGACTGGGTTTATAGAAACTTTTATGCTAGAAAACTTATAAAAGAACTAAAAAAATATCACAAACAATTTAAAAAATTATGACTTT